TTATTTTTGTAATTGAGCCATAGTTAACGGCTGTTTGTTTAAAGTGACATTGGTTAAGCTCATGTTATTCACATTAGCAACAATAGAATCATCACCCACTTGGTCAAAATGACAGTCGATAAAATGGATATCGTTCATTGGTGCGCGTGCAAAGCCATTGAGGTAAAAAGCCTTACTCAACACATTTTTACAATGTAGGTTTTCAATTTTAATATCACGAACTGTTGGGTCGAACTGTCCCGCATCGCCTTCTTCATAAAAAAAGTTGATCACAACAGCATTTTTAACCGTGCCAACTTCGATGTTACGTATGCGAATATGCTCGATCAAACCGCCACGTACTGAGTTAGTTTTGATACGAATAGCGCGCTCTAGGTGGGGGCTGTCCATGGTGCAGTTTTGCACAAAGACATTATTTACACCGCCAGATATCTCACTGCCGATCACAACACCACCATGGCCTTCTTTCATATGGCAGTTTTCAATAACAATGTTTTGCGATGCTACCCCAACACGGCGACCATCAGCATTTCGGCCCGATTTGATCGCGATACAATCATCACCGGTATCAAAGACACAGTTTTTAATGTGCACGTGGTCGCAACTTTCTGGATCACAGCCGTCTGAATTAGGACCATGGCTTGAAAAATTCACGTTATCAACCGTAACACTTTGGCATAAAACCGGGTTCACTAACCAAAAAGGTGAGTTTTTAATTGTTACGCCTTCGATTAAAATATTTTTACATTTATACGGTTGAATAAAAGGAGGGCGTAAATAGGCACCAGTACTGTATATACGTTGGCTGACAGGCACACCGGCTTCGGCATCAACCATCAACTGATCACGTGCTTCACGCTGGTGCAATACTTTACCTTGGCTATCTTTAATTAAATCCCAATGGCCTTCCTTGTGTGGTCCCTTCCAAGGCCACCAGGTTTGGTTATCGCCATTTCCTTGCAGTGTTCCTTTACCTGTGATGGCAATGTTTTCTTGTTCATAAGCATAAATCAGTGGTGAGTAGCCCATCATTTCTAAGCCTTCCCAGCGAGTAAATACCTCTGGTAAGTAATGATTAGGATCAGTGCTGAAACTTAATATTGCCTTATCAGCCAAGTGTAAATTTACGTTAGAAAGTAAATGAATGGCACCGGTCAAGTAGGTGCCATTTGGAATGTAGACCTGACCACCTCCTTGTGCGTGGCAGGCTTCAATGGCGTTTTTAATGGCCAGTGTGCAATCATGTTGGCCATTTTCTTTTGCACCAAAGTCTTTAATATTAAATTGCTTAGCAGGGAAGGTTGGGACGACAATCTTAGCTTTTATATGTTCAGCCATTTGCCAATCATCTGCGCTAATTGGTGCGTCAAAAACATTGAGCAAAGGGGCTGACTTACAGCCAACTAAGGTTGCAGTTACCAAAGTGCTAGAAGCTAATGCTTTAAGAAAATAGCGTCGTTGATTATTCATTTTTGTATCCTGCTGCTGTAATTGGAATTATTATAATAGGTTAACATTAGCAGTTATTGCCACCGGTGGCAATGGTGTTTTATTATGAACTTTAAAATAGTGTTAAGTTTATTATTTTATAAAAATTTACTTAGCAGAACATAGCAAAACGCGGTGTTACTTTGTGCAGGAAAAAATAAATGACGCTTGTGAAAAGCAAGTAAGCGAATTAAATAAGAGGGTATAGGGTTGATTACTGCAAGCTCATTAACCTCATCGTGAAGTTAATGAGCTTATTATTGAATTAATTTCTATAAAATGCCGTCATAGTGGTCAGTTTTTATTAACTTAATCACCAGAAAGTCCGGATACTTTCACATCGTATACTGCTAGGTATTTACCTGTTGTATCTGCACCAGCCGCATTGTATGGGTAAATCCGTATATACAGTTTGTTTTCAGCAAGTATTTGTATAGTGACATTATATTCAGTGAGTAACATGGTGTCTTTTGAGAACATAATAGGATCCTCATTTAATGATACAGGGTTACTAAAGTCGCTATTAAATGAGTATTGTATATCTGCTTGTACCGTAGAACCCCCGCTGGTAGTCATCCATGCCGAAATAGTATCGATAGAAAATGTTTGGGTCGCGGCAGTTAGTGAAAACTCTAGATATTTACCAGCATTTTTAGAGACTAAATCAGGACCATAAACCCTAAATCTTGCAACTCCTGTGTCTTGTTCGTTAACAGCAAATGTTTTAACTGAGCCTGTATCTAAATTCACAACACTTGCGTCTTGTGCTGTAATTGGACCATCCGTTATTGCTGCTAATGCCCCTCCTTCAGTAAACCAACGGCTATAAGTGGGGAGACCATTACCAACATCAACACCGTTACCTGAAACATTTACCGTGCCTAAATCAATACCACCAGCAAAAAAACTAATACTATCATTGAAAGATTTTTCAGAGTAAGGAGTGAACTGAACATACATTTTTTCAGTGAATGCACCATTTTCTGATCCAAGTTAAGAAAACTAGATAATAAAATTCGCGAAAAATATGGGATAAGCGGGGATGACTTGGGATTTAGCGGGATAACATTTTAAATAGTCTTTAAAATACTGAAAGTCTACTTACTCCTTTATATTATGGTTCCCATCTTCATATTTTTCTAGAGCATCAACAAAAATGTCTAGAACTTTTGGGATCGAAAGAATTTCTACATAAGGGATATAAAGGTTAGCCCTGCCACCATTTAATACACCGTGGTCATTTCTGTTTTTGAATTTTGTTCCAGTAATAAAAATTTCAATAAGAAACCCTTCAAAGATAAAGCATACTGTCATAGATAACTTTTTCCCTTCCGTCATAACACAGTATGGCGATATTATGATTTCCTTTATGCCCTCATAAGAGAAACCACCTTCAGAACTATCGATTAGTCTGGATATTTTTACAGGTATCTCATGAAAGCCAATTTTTTCATCGTTAAGCAAAACGCGTTTTAATAAATTCCAGTGCCTTTTAATAATTCTAACGTTGTCATATGGTTTCTGTGAAGATAGGGCTGATCGATAATAAATCGAAAGAAAATAAAGTAAAAGTTTGTATTGATCAACGTGTGATAAAATTAGGCAATTATCTGTTTTTGTACAATTTTTGTAGTCTCGCAAAACGTTCACAGAATACCTTTCATATTCAGTGTTTAAAAGATGCTCACAACTTTTACATAACTGTAGCTCTGCCCAACTATTACTGCTGTAACTGATTGGTCCCTCACCTGCATGGAAGGTTATTGCTTTACCAGATAGAGTTTTGAATAGCTTTTTAAATACAGCGTTGCCTATGGCATGTGATTTTTGAAGTTCCTTGTGCTTTTCACACAGTTTGCATGTTCCGTGAGTAGGCATTTATATCCTTATTTGTTGAAGTAAATAACAGAAGTAATAATAGTTACAACGACTGCAATACTGATGAATATGCGCAGTATTTCTCGTTCTTTGTTTTCAGTCTCTAGTTCAATTCTTCTTGTATCAGCTTCAATAGCTTCAGCTTTGGAAGTATACATATCAGCTTGTGCATGTAATCGAGCTACATGGTCATTAATGATCTCATCGTGAATTGCCATGAATTCTTTGGCATCATCTCTAGACATTGTTGCCTTGATTTTATCTACAGCAGCACAATGATCTTTTTCTAGCTTTTCTTGTTGCTCAGGTTCTGTTTTATTGAAGAGTTCAATGTAGTTGTATGCGAATTGTTTAACTAGCTCTGCATTCATGATGTTCCCCGTTAAATGCTGTTTATATAAATGTACCATCTGAATAAAAAAACGACAGGGAATTTTTAGTAAGTTTTTGCCATAAAAAAGCCCCTTTCGGGGCAATTGGTTGGTTAGAATAGCTCGGGTTGTATTTTCTTTTTTTCAGCGGCGGTAATAGCCCGAACAATTTGGTAGATGCGTTGTTCAGAATATCCATATTTCTTTGCAAGCTCTGTGTGGTTGTTACCTCGAAAGTCTTGGTAAATTTTGTTGTGCTTAAGTATGGCGTCAAGCCCAACACCTTTAGGGATATAAACGCTCATGCCACCGCATTGGTGGCGAAAGTCATCAACTATTAACGTAGCCAATTTAGTGGCCTGTTCTTCGTCAATTTTATTCTCTAAAAGCATACGCTCAATTGAATCTAGCAATATCAATAGAGTTTCAGCTGTTTGCGCTTTGCCACTCATAACTAGCTCCTGTACTTGGCTAGGTTCTCTTGCCACTTCTTAGTTGACTCTTGCAGTGTTTCAGGGCGTTCGACTTTCATTTCGATGGCCTGATTAGCAGAGACAACCGTTTTAGATGTTTGGCTGTTTAAGAACTTTTGTTGCTCGGTTTCTAGCACCTTTTGTAAGTAGGCGTGATCATCACCCATACGGCGATAACCGTTCCGCTCCCAGTGGTCACGAATGCTGGCAACGGTAATGGTTAGCGCTTGGGTAAATACTGCTAAATCGTGCTGTTTAGTTAGCTCTATTATGTCCTGGCTTAACTTTAATTGGCGCGCGTGTGATAGGTCTGATTTGTCCGGCGTGAACAATTGAACATAATCAGCTAGTGCCGCACTTGCTTGCCCTGGTAACGCAGTGTAAATGCACAGCAGTTCGTCAGACGCTTTGTTATGTGCAATTGCTGATATATCTAATAAACCTCGGCAATGAGGGCATTTAGCTAGTTTTTGCATTGCCAGCCTCCTTTGCTTGATCCACCGATATACCAAAGCGCTTAATAAACTCGTTGCAGTCTTCAAAGGCTTGTAAAATTGTAAGGTACCGCGCACGTTGCATATTAACGGGAATATTTAAACGGCTTGCTTGCAACTTGGTTTGAACGGCAAACATTTCTGTTGCATCGTCTAGTGATTCCATATCAAGGTCTTTGTAGTAGCGCAAAACAGCGGCAATTTTTACCGTCATCGCTTGTTTCATTAAGCGTAAATGGTAGCGCTTTAAACGCTCAATTAGCTCATTTGATATGGGGGCCATCCAGTCTAAACGTTCAATTTCTTTGCCATCGTTTAGGCTTTTTGATTGCTTTACACACCACTTTTCAAGGGCAATATAACTGCCATTTTCAAGTAGCTTATGCGCTTTCATCATGGTCCACACTTGGCCTAGCTTTTTAAGCCTGGGCTCTTTATCAAGTAAGGCTTGATCAATCTTACGCGCAACTGGCTTTTTCTTTTTAAAGCCGAGCTTTTCCATGCCTTTAATTACTTTATCGAGCTGCTTTTTATCCATCTTGGTGGTGCTGTCGATACCCGCCCAGGCTTTAAGGTTTGCACGGTAAACATCATCTTCCATATTGAGATCACGTTTAGCGATTTGGATAAGCTGAATTAACTTTTTCACGATGCAGCCCTCTTCACTAGTTCAACGTTATCTAATTTACGAGCATACATTTGCTTTCCATATTTGATTGAGCAACTACCATTTTCAGTATCAACTCGTAATACTTTGCCTTGCCTTTTTGAAATTTGGTAACCTCGGCCAGTTCTACGCACTAACACAAATTCAACCTTATCGCCTTCATTAATATTTATACTATTCATTGGTTACTCCAAAGCCGCCCGTAGGCGGCATACCGTTAAGCGGATTGTTTTACTGGTTCGTGCACAGCTAAGGTTTCCTCTTTGATAAAGGCAACCTTTGATCCTGCGTTATTGATTTTTGCTTGATTAAAGCTATTCAGCGCTTTTTTGTATGATGGCGAAGTGATCATAGGGTAATCATTTACGCGTACTTTATAAGTTATTGTCTTCATGCTGATTCCTCCACATCACTTAAGTGATCAACAGGCACATGCACCGGTTTAATAAAAAATTGCTCTTTTTGATTAAAGGTAATGCCAGCAATATTTTTAACTTGTTCACGGTGTTTAATGAGGCCTGTTTTATTCACAGATGTTTTAACGCTAAGCAAATCAGTCAGTTTTAATTGCTCTTGTAGCTTTGCTAACGCGTCGATCACATCTTGCCCGTTCTTCACTGTGACAGATAGCGGTGGTGTGCGGGTGCCAATTTCGCCTACTGTATAAATGCGCGACTTTTTACCCGCAGGCACAATGTCTTGCTGGTTGGCGCTAAAGAATATTTGAGCCGATTTACTCAATACCTTAATTTCGTTATTGATTGCCGTGGCTTGTTCTTTTAACGATGTCTTGGCATCTTCAATCGCCTGATTGGTTTGTGCAGTCGCTATGTCTAGCATTGTTTGCAGTTGGCCAATGCGGAATATGGTTTTTTCTAACTCGTCTGAGCTGCTTACAGACAGCATATCGTCTGATTTTACGCGGCGGTTTGTTGGTTTAGCCATGGCGTTTATCCTTCATATTGTGGATTTGAGTTTCAAGTTTGTGGGTTGCGTCTTGCAGTTGCGCTAAAGTACTTAGTGCATCGTCTTTACGTCCCGCTAAAATTTCGCCATTAACCAGCTCAGTTAATTGTGCAATGGTATAAATTGATGGCGCGGTATTTTGGGTTAATCGGGTAGTGCTAATTTGGGCTGTTGCACTGTTCATGGTTTGTTCCTTACGCTGCTTTTTCTTGTAACCAAGCACGGGCAGCGGTGATCACATCGGCTGCGTTATCGCCAACAAATGGCAAGCCAATGTCAGCTATTACCGCTTGTGCTTTTGGGGTTAGGTTTTCGATAGTAATGCGCGTCGTTATCTCAAATTGCAGTAAGTACTTAGCGCGTTCTTTTTCTGTTTTTAACTGGCTCAAAAGTGCCTTGTCAAAATCAGTAATTGATAAAAAGGCCATGTTAGGCTCCTGGGTTATGTTGAAGTTTGGTTTGCTCTTGGCCATGCACAGGGCGATGCAAAGACTCTTTTTTACCTGCCTTAATACCGTCAAGAATTGCGCGGTTGGTGTTCGCTTTTTTGCCTCGCTTTAACGGTGAGCTGCTGCTCAGGTCGGGGAACTCTTGCGCCATGTAGCGTTCAATAATGCTGGTTTCTTTTTCGCTAAGGGCGAACTCTTCAACCGTGCGAGCAATACCAAACACCCAGCCCTCAGCAAAGCGATCGCCACGGGCTACTTTAGTTGCACGCTTGCACTGCTTAGGTTGCTGCTTTACATACTCTTGGCGAGTTTGTTTTAGCTTGCTCCAGAGCACTTCGTAGCAATATTTAGCAAGTTCTGGTTGTGGGTTAATACCAATAAAGGCGACTTCTGAATTACTAAACAAACTGGACGACATCACAAAGCGCACACCAAATACCCGTTTGATCAAATGCAATAAAGCTGCGTGATAACTCACTACTTTTTTGCAATCCGTTTCAACACGTTCATGCTGTACATAGCTAAAATCAATGTCGCTTTCGCTTACCTTATGTTTGCGCATTAGGTTTTGCGCTTGGCGCATCGCAGCAGCTGCTTCGTGTTCGTTGGTTGCCTGCTTGGCAAGCGCTAAACACTGACGAATTTTTTTAAGAATGCGGGCATCCATAACTAAACCCTCACGTATTCTTCGGCAAGTTCTGCCGTAATGCGGTCTTCGCCTAGGTCGGCTGCTTCGTTCATCAGGTTTTTCATCAGCGTGTTTACGTTGAGTGGGTAACTCATATCAACGGTTTCATCAGGGCGGCCAGTAGTGCGGCCAAACTTGCGAATACCACGCAGCGCTTGCTGCATTTTTTCAATCGCGGCGGGTTCAATCACTTTCTCAGGTACCAAGTTGGCGGCTTTGAGTTTGTGATCAATGTATTCTTTAAGCTCAGTACCAAGCGGCGGCACATTTAGCTTATTTACGCGGTATGCAAATTCGCGCACGTTCATTGAGCTTAAAACTTTGTCCAACTCGGTTTGGCCAATAATGCAAATACCAATTAACTTAGTGAACCCTTCGCTTAGCTCCCACAGCACCTTTAATTGCTTTATGGTTTCTTCGTCTAGGCGGTGGCCTTCGTCAATGAGTAAAATATGGCGGTTGCCAGCGTTACAGCTGCGGGTAAGTTCATCGCGTATAATCGAATCACGGTCTTCACTGCTGCGTGGTAGCTTTGTAATGTTTAATTCGCGGCAGATTGCCTCACTAATTGAGCTTGAACCAATCTTCTTTTTATCAATCCGTGCAGGGCGTATAACCCGAATGTTAGGGTGCTTAGCGCGTATTTCTTCCATGGTAAAGTTCATCATTACAGTTTTACCGCTGCCGCACTCACCGACCAATGCCATTAAGGTACCTACTTTTGCGCAGTTGATAATTGACTCAACCACATAGCGCTGCTGAGCGCCTAAATACACATGGTCAATGCTGTAAATTTCGTTATCCCATGGGTCGTTAAAAATTTTAAAATGTTGTCTTGCTCTTGGTGTAAGCATTTGTGCCTCCGGTAATTCAATGACTATGTGCCCGTTAATTGAGTCTTCGTGACCAATGATCAGGCGCTTGGTTTTATGTGCATGTTTCCACTGGCTGCCTGTGGTCACCGCGTTGTTATGTGGATCATCCAAAAATATTTGGTAAACGTTGCTCTCAACAATTAAGCCGTTTTCAATTGCGAACTTTTCTAAGCCTGCTTTAAGTGCTTCACGCGGTAGCGTGCGCTTTGGCCAGTCAGACTTAGTGACTATTTTGTTAAGCGTGGCCTCGCTGGTTTTAACGTTGGCATTTAGGTTTAACCACTGGGCTAACTGCTTATAAGTAATGCCACGGTTAGCCATCATGCGGCCTAGCTTTATCTTCCAGGTCTTTCGGCTTAACTTCTTTTTATGCTCGTTGGGTTCGCTCATGCCACCTTCCTGTATTGCGTTGGATAGGCGGCTAGCACGCGGTTAAAAAACTCATCGCGTTCTTGCTCGTCATTAAAAATGTACTGGCCTTTTTCGTCGGCTAGTTCCGTCCAGCGTTTTGAATCAACCAACTTCACATGCACCATATACACGGTGCGAGTACGGCCAGACACAACGTTAAACGGTGCATGTTCGGCTTTGCGTAGTTGGTGCTTTTTACTGTTTCCCATGGTGGTATCTCCTAACGGGTAAAATTAACCACGTTTAAGTGGTTTGGTTTGTCAAAGGTTGCTAGCTCGTCAAGTAAGCTAGGTAATTGGCTTGCATCGATACTGCGATCAGCAAGGTAGATTTTTTCTTCAGGGGTAATAGGTGTGCCGCGCTTTGCCACAATGGCTTTACGCAGTGCAACGCCGGCTAAAGTGTGTGTTGGTTGCTGTAATCCGGTATCAACTTGCTCACCACGAACACGCATAAAGTCAGGTGTTTGCAGCTCGTTTAAGTGGCTGTGTGCATCTAGCGCACCACCAAACGGCACTGCTTTTTTACCGCGCTTAGCTTTTACAATTTCTTCATCGCTCATGCCTGGATAAGCACCACGCTCGGCTTGCTTACGGGCAATATCTAACGAGGTATCTTTAGGGGCTTTCATTTGTTGGCCAATCACTGCGCCGTTTACATCAAAGCCTGCTTCGTCGGTTTCAATGGGGGCCACGGTATGTATTTGCTGCTCGCCTTGGTGCTTGCAGTACACCAGTACTTCGCCACGTTCTGATAACGCCATAGGCAGCACTAACACTTTTAAGCCTTTGTAAATGCCAACAAGGCCATCAAGCGCATACTTTTGGCTGCGTTTAACGCCCGGGTGAACAAACGTGATCGACAGGTCAGGCCTAACCATGCGGGTTTCTTCTTTATGGGTAAGTAACCAGCGGCAAATATCTTCGCTTGGTAGGTCGCGTACTTTGCCGTGCGCCATGCGTTTCATCCAAAACTCATAACGGCCTTTACCGTGGCGGCTATGTTTGGCTGAGTAATGCGGTATTTGATCTGCGTTGTAGGCGTTCTGCCATGCAATAGCATGCTCGTTTAGCTCTGCAACGCTGTTTACTGGCTCAAACATCAAACGCGACTCAAACAGTTTTTCAACTAAGTTGTTGGCGTTTTCTACTTGGCCTTTAGCGCGTGCGCGGCCCACTTCGTGATCAATCACATCAACGCTTAATGCATCCAGGGCGCGAAGAACTGCCCCCGCTGTATTGGCTGAACCTTTATCCATTACTAAAATGTCAGGCAGGCCACGTACTGGGCACTTTTCATCGTTGTGCAAACCCCAGCACCACAGCAAAAAGTCATACAGGTTTGCCATGGTTTCACCAGCGCTTTCGTAATAGCGCACACGTACTGCACCGGAATAGTGATCAGTTAATACATAGCGCCATACGCGCAGGTTTTTTATCTTCTCTAGGTTTTCAGGCTTGTTTTTGTAAAACTCGTCATCGCTCATAAAGCGTTGCACACGGCCTTTTTTACCGCCTGGCGGGTAGTAAATTAAGCACAAGCTTGGGTCAACCTGATGCACATGGTTAGGGTAAAGGCTACGCAGCTGCACATGTGCAGTACTTTGGGTAAGCATTTTTGCGGTAGCGTTTTGCTCACGTAGTAAACGCCTAACCGTGCTGTTACTTTTAAACTCACAGCCATTGGCCGCTAATATGCTTACGGCATTAGGCGTTTCAACAATTTGCTTACCGTTTTTACGATTACCCACAGCCAGCATGGCTTTGAGTTTATCTAGGCTTTCAGGGTCTTGGCTGCTGTTACCTTTGTCAGCACGCGGTTTACGGCCACTGCTGTAACCGAGTTTGGCTAACTCACGGTAAAAGGCATCTTTACTTAGCCCTAGGCGCTGTTTAGCTTCAGCTAAAATAGTGCCTTTTTCGCCATGTTTGGCGTTTTCAATGCGCTGTTTAAAACCAAGTAAAATTTCGTCAGCCATGATGCTTACTCCTCGTTGCTCATGGCGCTGTCGTTAAGCTCTTGCAGTACATCAAGGCTGGGGCGCATTTTTGGTAAGTAACCCTCAAGTATGTTTGAGGTTTCAAGCCAGGCTTGGGCAAAGTCTTCCGCAAGGGTTTTAAAGCTATGTAGTAAGCCTGCTGCTAAGTACTCGGTTACTTGGGGTGATAAGTTGTCGTCATCTAAAAAATGCTCGCGCAGTGCTATTAAACGGCTTAGCGATTCAACGGCATTGCTTTCGTACTTGGTGGCTTCAAATAATAGGTGCTTGGTTTGGTCTACCCAGGCGTCAGCTTTAAACTTGGTGCTTTCAAGCTCCGTTTGGTAGTCCATGGCTTTCATTTGGTATTCGTCACGCATACGAACAGCTACTTGGCGTTGGTCGTCAATCTCTTTCGCTTTTTTCTTTTCAGTATCAAGCTCTTTTTTGTGCTGAGCTTTTAGGTCAGCGATAAGGTCTCTAATAGCCTCTTTATCACCTACCTCAACTGCTTCTGACTCAATAATCAATGCTTGTTCTTCTTCTGGAAGTTGGCGTAAAGCCCGCATTTCACGATTACCAATGCCTATTTGCTTTGATGTCTCGTAAAAGCTTTCTCCAAAAGCCGCTAAGTAGTCTTCAGCTTCTTTTAGTGAGCGATAAGAGCGGTTTAGAAATTCACTGCAAAACTCGTCAATTGTTGCGACTGTCGCAGTTTTTCCGTCTTTTTTGTAAGTTAACCCTTTGTATTCCTTAGATTCCCTTATTCTCTTAAATATCGTAATCTCTGCGACGGTCGCATAATTTTTAATGTGAGCGAATGCTTGCAGGCGGCCTAATTCCATTAGTACGTCTTGTTTTGACGTTAAAATATCTTGCGCGTCTACAATGGCTTTTTGCTCATCATTTGAAAGAGTTGTAATTTCTTTAGTCATAATTAATGCACCTTGTTCGATTGGTGATGTGTGTACTGTTCGTAATCGCGGTAAATTGCTTTTATTTCTAAAAGCGCGATGGCGTGGTTTAGCCCTTGCTGCTCGTCAATGGCATCAATAACCGTGCTTGTTACTTCGGATAATTCGTTTAGGGCTGCTTTTTTTTCTGCTACGCCAAGAGAATTAAAATGATTTAAAAAGCTAATCACTGAACTAAGCGCTAAATGACTTAATTCATGATCCAACAGTGGTTTTGTAGAACTCATGCTATTGCTCCATAATTTCTGCGGTCTTGTTCTAGTTGCTGGCTGCGCTGGGTAATCGCCAGCTGTGCGCTGTTGGCTAAGGTGATTAGGGCTGGTCCTAAGCGCACTTTGTTTTGATCCCACGGGCAATGCTCGGCAAAGCCTGCTTGGATCAGGTTTTTAATAACTGCCGTTGCCTGTGATTGGGTGATGTTTAAACGCTTGGCTAATTCGCCAGGGCGTAGGCCATCGGCTTCATAACCGCTGAGCGCTTTAATGGCGCTTAGGCCGCGCTGCATGGTGCTTGAGATATATTGATCGCTCATGCTGAAACCTGCTTGCTTTGGTAGAACTCGTGCAGTTCTCTAACGCAGCTAGGGCATGCGGCCTCTATTTCAATGTGGCTGGTAGTAACTTGTCGCCAGCCCATATAACTGGCTGCATCAATAAATGCTTCGACTGGTATGGTGCCGTGCTCTACACGTTTGCAGCAGTTGCACTGTAGAGTGATTTTTGGTGATTCAACCTTGAGCTGCGCTATAGTGATTTTTTGAGTTAGTAATTTCATGCTTTGTATTCCTTGTTAGCCATTGCTTTAAGCTGCGCCATAGTCATCAAAAACACCGTTTTAGTGCTACTTGGGCGAAATTTAGACGGTTCTTGGTCTTTGATAGGGGCAGTGTTCATGGCTTTTGCTCTTGGTTAGTTAACCGCTGAAGGGTGATCAGCTTTGGCTTGGGTAAGGAGTGATTGGGCTTTGTTTTGTAGCTCTTGGGCTTCAAGTTGAAAACGCGCTGCTTGCTCTAACATTTGGCCGCGTTCGTCAAAGCAGCGGTGTAAAATTGGCTTTAATAATTCGTTTACTATATTGATACTGCCCACCGCCCAACAAAAAGCGGCTAAGTACTCCATTGGCATTGATTGGTCTGAGCTTGGCGCTAACCATTTATTAAGCTTGCCTGCGTTAATAACTGCATCGCCTGCGAGTGCATCGTTCATGCGATCAGCTATACGGGGGCGTGAATAGCCAGAGTCGTGAATGGCTTTGTTAAGTGCTGCTAGGTATAAATAACGTACATCACAATTTGGGGCTTCTTCGGCGTTTAATATGCTGTTGTTGTTCATCTTTGTATTTCCTCTGTGTTTTAAAAATAAAGTAATTTTGGTGGTAGAAATTACCTAAACCTTTCCCTGTTCTTTTTTAGCTGGCGACCGATAATGAGTTATGTGCAGGAGGGATGGGCTGTCCTTTCCGTAACGCGGTAACGATCTGATTGGTCCTTTGGGTACGATCCTTAGGACCTCTTTTATTAGGAGAGAAATACGGTTCTACATCACCAAATACTTCTTCCAGTGGAAGACCAAGGCACTGACAAATTGCCACTGCAACGGGTTTTGAATAGGTTTCTCGTCTTGAAACTCTAGATATGTGACTAGAGGTAACTTTCAGCGCAGCAGCAATATCCGAAAAGTTGATGTCCTTTTGCTTCAATGCATCTCTGATTTGTTCATGACTGATAGCTTTTTTAACCATAATTATGTAACCTTTTATAGTTGGTGAAAAAAATATTGTTCGTAATTAGTGTGCAATCTAATTTAACCGAACAATAAAATGATTGTCAATAAAACATTTTAAAAATTGTTATTACTAAAAAATGGTTGACTAAACATTATGGTGTTCGATAAGGTAGATTTAATTGATACCGAAGCCGTTATTGAAAGGCTAAAAAGAAAGATAGGAACAACTAGCAATCGACAATTGTCGGTTGAGTTAGGTATGTCTATAAACGCAATTGCGCAGAGTAAAGCAAAAAACACTCTGCCTTATGGCAATATCGTTGAGTATTACGTAGCTAAAGGTTATGACTTGAATGAAATTTTTACTGGTAAAGGCTCGGGATCAATTACCCAAAAAGCCGCAGCCCCATCAAGTGATGCAGCGCTAAGAGCATTAGAAATGGTCGAGCGTATACTTGAAAAGGAGCTGTATAGTAAAGACTTGCCAGCGGATAGATTATTAATAGTGGCTAACAAATTAAGGCCCGTATTAGTAAATGCCTGCTTTGAAAATGATTTTTGCGAACCGATTGTTGAAATGATGGCAAAGGGGGCGCTAACGTTGGCATAAATGGAGTTATACCGAATGTTTAAAAGTATTGTACTTTCAGCCCTAGCATGTGCAGCATTTGCTGTGTCGTTTTCGTCTGATGCGCTTGAGCCATTAACTGATCGAGCGCGTGTATCATCTATGCAAGCCCAGCTACTGTTACCTGACAGCAGTAGCTTAAGTGTCGATATGAACTTTGATTGTGGCTCGGCTTTTGAGTCAACGGGAATGATTATTACCAGTGAACGCGGCGCGCAGTTATTAGCGGCCGCTTATACGCATTTATACGGGCAGGAAGCTGGCGAGTTTGTAATGACGCAGTGGAACACTAAAAAACACGTAGACGACCCACGCAAACCGACCTTTCTTATTGTAAAACCCCCACAAAATATTAATTGGCAAGCGCCAAAATTAGCGAGTAACAGCCTTGTTAAGGCACGCTCGCTGCAAGTACAAAGCGCTGAAACGAGTGACGCAACACCCGAATACCAAGCAATGCTTGAGTCGTTTTGTGGTACGCGTAACCACGTACAGTACTGATAGTAAGCTCTTATAATAATAAATGGCGCAGCCAATAGCTGCGCCGACCAAGGAAAGAGGGCATTTATCATGTCTGTTAAAACACGTTTATATAGTGGGCTGTTTTTTATTGTGTATTGCTTATTTTCAACAGGGGTAAGCGCACACGATACACCCAAAAATATGACCCAAGTGGTGCAAGGTAAAAATGGTTTTATGTACTTTGCCAGCCACGAAGGGCTTTATAAATACGATGGCTATCACTTTGCATTGGTGGAGTCTTTGCCTGGTGAATGGGTTTACTCATTAACCAGCAATGCCGATAAAAGTACTTTGTATGCAGCGAGTAATGGCCGTATTTATGCTTATGATGTTTTAACAGGCCTTGCTGAATCGTTTGCTGATGTAAATAGCAAAGATATGGCAGTGAATGGCTCGCATGTATATGCTGCCACTGCGCAGGGCGTAGAGGTTATTAGTAAAAAGGGAACTGGCCATTTACAGGCTTTAGTGGGGCAAACCGTTTTTAAAGTGATCTCCCATGATGGGCAAGTTTATGCACTTACCAATACAGGGCTTTGGCATTTAAATTTAAACCACCAACGCCAGCTAATAAAGATGACCGTGCACAGCGGTTTAATTGCCGCCGTGAGTGATAGGCTCTACGTAGCACACGAAAATACGCTTTACAGCTTTGATTTAATTACCGAGCAAGTACAGCAAACCTCTCTTGAAACCACACCAAGCGCCATGACTATTTACAAAAACAGCTACCTTGCAATGGCTATGGCGGGTGAAGTGCGCTTGTATTCAACGCTCGATAAACAGTTTGTAGCGGGTGTTTTAAACAAAAGTAAGCTGTTTTTTAACAGTGTGTATGCTGACTCGCAATCAAACTTGTGGGCAGTTGCAGATAACGAATATGAGATCATCACTCAAGATTTAAACCAATTTAATTTGCCACTGGTGAGCCGTTACAACGTGCTTAGCAGAGATAACGATAGTTTATTGATGGGCACTGATGCAGGTGTTTACCGTTTTATACAGCGCCAGTTTGTGGCAATGGATGCTCTAAACAACTCATTAAAATACGCACAGAGTAGTGAAGTAACTACCATTGCCAGCGATAAAGTTATGTTAGTTGGCACCACGAATGGTTTGTATGTTTGGCAAAATGCGCAATTAACCAAATTGTTGGATGGCTATATTTTAGGCATAGAGAGAATTGCCGGCTGTTGGTTGATTGCTACTAGCGACCAAGGTGTGGTGGTGATTGACGATAACCTGATGGTTGAAAAAGTACTTAACGTAGAGAGCGGCCTTGCTGCAAATGAAATATTAGCGACCAATAAGTTTGAGCACTTATTGTATATAAGCACCAGTAATGGGCTTAGTGTGTATAACGTAAAAACGGGCAATATAAGCCATAGTCTTACAGCACAAATAGGCAAAGTAAGTAAGGTTACAATGCTGGGTAACAATGTGTACGTGGCTGTGTATGGCGGCGGGCTTTATAAGCAAACTAGTAACGGTTTTACGCTATTAACCAGCCCGCGCTTTATTACTGACTTAAGTGTATTTAACGCCAACCTTTATATTGCTACAACCAATGGCCTGTTTACGCTGGTGGATGATAGCGTTGTTGCAATACCGCATACCGAAAAGCAGTATTTTGGCGCTAACAGTTTAATGGCCTATAACGGCGCTATGTATGGCGTATCGAATAATGGTTTGCTGGGGCTAAGTGACACTAATTTGCAAAATGACAAACGCATTGCTGTGTCTTCTATTGATGTAAATAGTGATCGTGTAAGTATGCTTGAAAGCGTTCAACAGGCTAGTCAACTCACCCTATACTTTAGTAATTTTGATTATGCGCTTGCTCAATATTATGACTACCAGTACAGCCATAATAATGGTGACTGGATAAGCGTAAATGAACCGGTTGTACACTTTACCCAGCTAAACGAAGGTGAGCATTCAATTGTTATGCGTGGCTCATTAGATGGTAAACACTTTACACAAAGCGACCCTATTACTTGGCGGGTGACAGGGCCGTTTTATCAAAGTAGTGTGTTTATTAGTTTTTGTGGAGCTTTAATTATTACCTTGTTTGGGGTGTTGTCGTTGGTGTTTATTAAGCGACATAGACAAATGCGCGAAGTGTTTAGGCGTATGCGCGACACTAAACAGCAAACTGCATTAAGCTTGGGCTTTAGAAAATTAGTGGCAGGTTCGCACTTATGCCAAGGCGATGACTTGCAATTAAGTGATGGCCTGTTGCAGTTGGATGAAGCCAAAGATATTTTATTGCCCGTGGTATTTAGCCATGGGGCGCTGGGTAATACCTCGCTGGATGATGGGTTAAGGATGCTGTCGGCTAATACGTCGTTGCAATACAGCCAAACAGAGGTTGAATTTAATTTGGCGCTGGGCACTAAGGCGCTGCCTGAAAAGTTAAGCCAGGATATTTACGCATTTATTAACCATGCTTTTATTAATGCATTGCAGCATGCACAAGCACGATACATTGAAGTGAGCGGTAAGCGCAGCAAGAATGATTTTGTGATCACCGTGCAAGACGACGGCAAAGGCATTGCCTTTTTAGATCAGTTTATGCGCTTTGGTACAGGCCTTGAGTCGATGCACGATATAGCGCGTTCGTTAGATGGGCGCTTAACTGTTCGCAAAGGTAAAATGAATGGCACCGTGGTGCAGCTGAGGTTCTCTATTTCTGAGAAAGCTGCCACCAGAAAAGCAAAGGAGGTAGCAAAGACATTATGATAAATATAAAAAGTTATATTAATTATCCTATCGAAAAATTGTTACTTATGTTTAGGAACAACCCTGACTTAATTTTTGTAAAAAATGAATCTGTATTTAACGACTGGCCTGAGTACGTAAGTAACTATGAAAAAGTCCTTACATCGGCAAACGTCGATTTCTCAGAAATGCATGATGATGATAAATTTATGGAAACTAATAAAATAATACGTCGTCTCATTAATGATGGTTTTATAAATGAGTGGTGCCCAAAAGTATATAAAACTATAGATAACAAGAGTGGACCTAAATCTAGAAATTTATATAGTCACTTAGCTTATAATTTAACAAATAAAGGGCTTGACCTAGTTTTAAAGTTAGAAGCGCACAACGATGCTGAGCGACGACATAATGATACCCATAAACACAACACCTTAATGCGCTGGATTGCGGGGTCATCTTTTTTATTGTCATTGGTGGCTGTTAGTGTTTCTGCATATTTGGCTTACATTGCTAATCAAAATATGCAACTTAATCAGCAGCGCTTAGAAATCCAGCAACAGCAAATAAAAGCACTGAGCGATAAAGTTATAGAAGAACTCCCAGCAAAACAACTAGCAAAACCTAAACCTACAAAACCTGCTAATTAACCCCCATTTTTACTAAAACCCTTTAATTTAGCCCCCCAACAAATAGCGCCACACTGGCGCTATGAAAAAACTTATTCCAGCCGACCTTACCCCGCATTACAGCCGTGCCTTTTTATTTTGCATGGACTGGATTTATGAGGCAGAAGGAGGCGACTCTGATCATAGTGCCGACAAAGGTGGCCGTACTCGCTTTGGGATTAGCAAAGGCGCTTACCCGAGTGTGGATATACCTACTTTAACGTGGCCGCAGGCTATGCGTATTTACCACCGTGACTTTTGGCGCGGTAGTCGCGCTAAAGAACTGGCTGAGCATGGCTTACTTGAACTTGCCTTTTTACATTGTGATGGTGCCATAAACCACGGCGTGCCACTGGCCAACATGCTGTTACAGCAAGTACTGGGTGTGAAGGTAGATGGCATTTTAGGCTCGCGCACCCTTGCTGCGGCCATTAACCACAACCAAGAAGATTTACTGGTTGATTACTTTGCCCGCCGCGCCAGTAAATACAGCCGTATTGCAGTGAATGATCCTAGCCAAATAACGTTTTTATATGGCTGGCACCGCCGCCTATTTAAGCTTGAAAACCGCATTGAAAAAGCCACTGCACTGGAACCTTTTTATATTGGGGTTGCAGCATGAGGAGCATTCCACTTTATGAAAAGCGCGGTTATGACCTGCGCATTAGCACCTTTGCTAATGGCGAAAACCCCGATCCTCAAACCGTTTGCCCCACAGGCAACCCCACATTAAAGAATGCGTTTTTAAAAGGCTGGCACTCAATAACAGGTGTGCGCCTTGAAGTAGAGGCGCGTGTTTTGAATTCAAAAAATACAGTAAGGAGTTTGCCCCGTGGACGAATACGTTAAGTGGTACCCGTGGGTGCAAGGTTTTGTGCTGGTGGTTTTTTTTGTGGTGGTTTACGCACTTAAAAAATCGTTTGCCAGCAAAGACGATGTGAACAGCCAAGATAAACGACTGCAAACCGTTGAGCAAACTTATGTGACCAATAAAGATTTTATCAAAGTGAATGAAACCGTGCAGCGCATTGAAGTTGAGATAAAAGATTTACCGCAAGACGTAGGTAAATTGACCCAAGAAGTAACCAAGCTACAAAGCGAAACCAAGCACCTACATGACATTTTAAAGCGTATAGAGCACCCACTTAATTTAATTGTTGCATCAAAAATTACAGGTGATCGAAATGGCAAGTGAATTTCAGGTAGAGGTATGGCTGCTTATATGTTTGCTCATTGCGGGTGCATTGTTCTTTTTGTATGTGTTTTGGCGGCTTGGTTATGTACTGGGTATGTTTTTAGGTGCGTTTATTTTTAAACGATTTTTTAAGGATGGGGACAATGAAAGAGCTATTTGAAGCTGATCAGCGTTTAGTTATTTTGCGTGCCTTAGCTGAGGCCGCAGGCTATAGCGCTAACTGTAGCATGTTGAGTTGTGTGCTTAGCTCGTACGGGCATCAATTAAGCCGCGACAAAGTACGCGCGCACATGCGTTTTTTAGAAGACGTTAACACCATTACTATTGATGTGGTGGGTGATAAAACCTTAGTGGCTAAAATTACTGAGCAAGGGGCTGATGTAGCCGCAGGGCGTAAGTTTGTAGATGGCATTAAGCGCCCAGCACCTGGGGGCATTTAATTATGGCACGCGGCAATAAGATAGAGCGCCTGCCTGATCACTTACGTGAAAACTTACGTGAAATGCTGGCAACCAAACAACACACCTGCCAACAAATAGCCGATGCAATTAACGAAGAACTAGCGGCGCTATCTGGCGTGCAAACCGATGTTGAAAGCATTGATGACAACACGGTGTGGCGTGAAAAAAAACGTATTGAGAGCATTGCTGACGAAATACGCCGCAGCCAAGCCTATGTTGAGTCGTTATCTAAACAATGTGATTTAACCAGTATTGGTGACACTGGCCGCGTACTTATGAGCCTGCTGCAAAGTGCGGCGTTTAAAACAACCAGTAGCTTAATGGGCGGCGAAGACCCCATTGATGCTGACACACTTAACGATCTTGTATTAGCGGTTGCCCGCTTACAACGCAGTGCTAACCACAACGCCGACTTAGAAAAGCAGATAGCAGAAAAAGCCCGTAAACAGGCAATTGAAGAGGCTGCTAAAGCTGTACAAGATGGTGCCAAAGAGCGTGGCTTAACTGCGGACGAAGCGCAGTTTTGGCGTGAGAAAGTACTTGGTTTACATGCGGGTAAAGGTGAGCGCTAATGCAAAATGCTGTTACTCCATTGCCTGGTGATGTTCAACGAATTTTAACGTTTGATGAACTCCCCCCGCGTGTACGCAAAATTCCTGAAGACTTTAACCCGATTGCAGATGGTGTGCTTATGGCTCACCAACGTACTTGGCTTGAAGATAAAAGCGATTTAAAAATATGCGAAAAAGGGCGGCGTACAGGCATCACTTACGCTACAGCGCTTGATAAAACGATTGTTGCAGCAAGTAGCGGTAGTGCTGGAGGAGACAACGTTTATTACGTGGGTGACACCAAAGAGAAAGGATTAGAGTTTATTGGTTATTGTGCCCATATGGCTAAAGTGATGGCCTGCGCCATGGCTGACGGCTTTATGGGTATTGAGGTGTTTTTATTTGAAGATCAGAAGGAAGATGGCTCAAGTAAAAAAATAACAGCTTATCGCATTCGTTTTGCATCTGGCTTTCAGATTGTTGCGCTATCCAGTAATGCTGCAAATATTCGTGGCTTACAAGGGCATGTTGTGGTCGATGAGGCCGCTTTCCACCGTGATGTACAAGCGGTTATTGATGCCGGTAATGCGTTACTTATTTGGGGCGGTAATATCACTATTATCTCTACGCATAATGGTGAGGATAATCCTTTTAACCAATTGATTAAGGATAGCCGAGAGGGGATTTTTGATTACTCGATCCACAAATTCACGTTTGATGATGCGGTTGAAAATGGCTTGTTTGAACGTGTTTGCATAATGAAAGGTTGGAAGGCAACTGAAGAGAAGAAACGCCGTTGGTATAACAAAATTCGCCGCGCATACGGCAGTAATCATGATGCGATGCATGAGGAGTTAGATGCACAGCCAAGACAAGGTTCTGGCGTTGCTATTTCAGGCGTGCTGATTGAGTCGTGTATGCATACGGGGCCTGTTGTTAAGTTGGAACTGCCTAAAACATGGGTTGAAAAGCCCGTTGAAGAACGTAAAGCATGGTGTGAAAAATGGATTAAAGAGAACCTAGAGCCGCTATTTAAATTATTTGATCCTAAACATCTGCACTATTTTGGATTTGATTATGGCCGTGTGGCTGATTTGTCATCCATTGCGCCTTTGTACCTTGATGATTTATTAGTTCGTAAGTTTCCTTTTATTGTTGAAATGAGTTGCGTGCCATCTGCGCAGCAAGAACAAATACTGTGGGCGATTATTCGTGCAATGCCAAACTTTCAGCGTGGAGGGATGGATGCAACGGGTTCTGGTGAAGGTATTGCTGAGCGCACAGCTGATGAGTTTGGGCATGATCGTATTGAGCAAATTAAATTAAACGATGCTTGGTATCGACGCAATGGTGAGGAATACCAAAAAGCCTATACCGAGAAAACCATTTCAGTACCGCGCCATAAAAATGTAAAAGCTGATATTCGCTCATTAGCGAAGATTAACGGGATTATTAAGTTACCCGCTTTAAGGCAAGTTGATTTAGATAACCAGAAAATTAAACGCCATGGTGATACGGCGATATCTACCATGATTGGTTATTCGGTGTCGTTTGAAAAATATGAACCACCTGCAGGTGCTAATGTGCCGAAATCTGCAGACCAATCTAAAACACGTCCATCGCGGTTACAAGGTCGAACAAGACCTGGTGGCTTGTTTAAGCGAATTACCGGTTATTTAAAAAATTAACGCTGACGCGCTCAGCGCGATTTTAAGGCTGTGTTGGGTGCGTTGAATGGCATTGCACGCAAAAACGAATTTAAAGCCGCTTAGGCAAATGTAAAAGATTTACAAAAGGGTTGAAAAGCTATGTTTGGTTCTAAAAAACGCAAGGCAAAGCAAGAGGCAGAATTTGCGGCAAAAATTGCAGCAATTGTGACTGAAACAATTGCCACAAAAAATTCAGCAAATGAAAATACCACCACGTTTAAAGAAGCCGCAGGGGCGATGGCGGGCAGTATTGACTCAGACGATCACTTGTATTCTAAGTTGTCGGCTGATTCTAACCGCAATTTAAGTGGCCCTACGCGGGTGCGTATGAACAAAATAGCCCCGTACCTTTGGCAAAGTAATATGATTGCCAACCGCATTATTGAATTACCGCTGGCCTACCTACTGGCCGAGGGCGTTAAAATTACCAATGACGATGAAGACTACCAAGCGGTGATCGATGCGTTTTGGAATCATCCCATTAATAACATGGCCATTAAGCTTGAAAAGAAAGTGAGAGAGCTGGCGATATTTGGTGAGCAGTTTTACCCAGCGTTTGTAAACCCCTTGAGTGGTGAGGTGCAACTGAGTTATTTAGACCCCGCCCATGTTGAAGAGGTGATTTACGACCCGCGTAACCCAGAGCAGCCAGTAGGCGTTAAAACTAAACGCATGAGCAATGGCCGCCACTACTTTTATAAAGTGATCATCAATGGCAGTGAATCGGTATTTACCAAGCAAACCCAGCGGCTACGTGAAGGCTTTGCCGATGGTGATATTTTTTACTTTGCAATTAATAGCTTTTGCGCCCACGGACGGGGCAACTCCGATTTAACCGCGCAGTGCGACTTTTTAGATTTGTACGACGATTTTATTTTTGGCGAAGGCGACAGAGCCGAAAACTCCCGGGCATTTGTGTGGGACGTAACCCTAACAGGCGCTGATAAAAACAAAGTGACTGAGCGCGCCTCAGAAATTGAAAGTAACCCACCGCGCCCAGGCTCTGTAAATGTGCATAATGATTCTGAAGTGTGGAAGGCCGAGAGCCCCTCGCTTGGCACTGGTGATACCGAAGCCCTGGCAAAGTTATTTAGAAACCACATGCTAGGTGGTGCAACTATGCCGCCGAGTTGGTTTGCTGATGGTGGCGACGTTAACCGCGCCAACGGTGAAGCCATGGCGGAGCCCACCTTTAAAATACTTGCCATGCGCCAGCGTTACATAATTTATATGCTGCATGAAATAGCGACCTTTGTAATTCGCCAGTATTACAAAGCTACACTAGGCCAAGAGCCAGACCGCACGATTGAAGCCGATGTGTTTAAGTCAAAAGTGGTGATGCCAGAAATGACCGCTAAAGATATTAGCCGTTATGCGGCTGCGTTACAGCAAGTGGTGGTGGCTGTAAACCTTGCGATTACACAGGGCATTATTACTGAAGAAACAGGCTTAAGTGTGATTGCCTCAATTGCTGATCGCTTGGGTGTTGAGATAGACCCAGCCACTGAGCTTGAGAACGTAAAAACTGAAATAGCGCAAAAAGCCAAAGACCAGGCAAAGGCCGATACCTTTAATGCGTTTGATGGCGCTGACGATGATAGTGATGATGAAGCCGCTAATGCAACAGCAACCGATAAAGAGCTAACTGATGACGCCGAGTGAGCGCACAGCGGCGTTTAATAAAGCCCGTACCGCACAGCTCAAGGAGTTGCTTAAAAACAAGCAAGGGCTGTGGGATTCGTTATTACGCTTATTAGAGCTGGCGGAAGAAAACACCCAAACCATATTGCAAGGGCAACCAACCGATTGGCAGCAGTGGCATTACGGTAAATTGCAGGGGCAAATTAACCAGGTGATGCTGGAACTGGGTGAGCGCAGCGCGGCGCAAATTACGGCGTTTTCAAAAACAACGTGGGTGGCGGGCATTAACTTAATTGATGTGCCACTTAAAGCCGGTGGTGTAACGGTTAACGCCATGACGCAACTTTTACAGCACCGCCAGCTTGTGGCCATTGATAGCTTTATGGTTGATCGGATTAAAAACGTACTCAGCGGTAAAGCTGATTTTATACGCTCGCAGCTGGGGCTGGTGATGATGGGCGCGCAAGATGCCAACACCGCTAAAAAAGCCATAGCGGAGAGCTTAGGTGATAAAAAAATGTGGCGGGCTAAAACCATTGTAAACACCGAGCTTAGCCGTTTATACAATACCGCTGGGCAAATGCGTATGACCGAAATTGGTGATGCAGTACCAGGCATGGAAAAAGAATGGCGTATGGGTAGGCGTAAAGAACACCGCGCTAATCACTTGGCTGTGCGCAATACCCGCGTTGGAGCAAATGAGCCGTTTACGGTAGGCGGTATTAAAATGATGCACCCACACGACCCCAAAGCACCCGCTAAAGAAACCGTGAATTGCAGCTGCTTTACAGTGCCGGCAATGGCGCATTGGAAAGTTGATCCGAAACTTGCTGTTAAAACTTAGGAGAGAAAGATGGCTTTATTATTTTTGTATGCGTACTTACTGATTGGTTGGGGGTTTTCGCTTGCTGGTTGGTTAGTGGCCGCAGAAGAGTGTGTAAGAAAAAATGAAAGTATTCCAAGGTATTTCGTTAAAAAGGTATTTATGTGGGTTTTACTATGGCCTCTTTGCGCCTCTTATATTTACCTTGCTGAAGTAAAAAAAGTGATACCTGAAATTGATTGGATTAATTCTTCAAAAAATAGTTGAATACAAGTGTAATTATGATGGCAAGCTGGGTATTATTTTAAAGGGACTTTTACTATTTTAAAATTAAGCCATCATAAGGACACGTTTAAATGGAAAGATTGAATAACGTTTGGCAGCAAGCTTTAGATAATAAAGATTCGGCCACTGCATTACTTGCGCTAATTAATGAACACAATGATTTATTGTATTTATGGAAAGAGCCAAGCTATGAAGATGAACCGATTAACTACCATGTAAAAATAATTGAAAAGCTCGACAACCCATACAGAAATGAAGACGATGAATTGTTTGATGATTACCAACCAATTTTGATACCCGATACAAATAATGACCTTGCTTTATTAATAAAACAAAGCGGTGTTACGCCCATGAACTGGGGTAATGAACTCGCCTAATTTTCCTAAAACCCTTTAATTTAGCCCCTCCCCACATTCCCTTACATTAGAAACTCATTAGCCAAACTAACAAACTTGAGGGCGACATAATGAGTTTTCTTGCATTACTGACCAAGGGCCATGCGTTACTAGAAATAGCAACCAAAGTGCTCGACATTGTTGAAGACGTTAAAGAGATTGGCGACGACAAAAAGCCTAAAACGGATGAACGTGGTCAACCGATTATTAAAAAGCAAATCCGCAAAGTACAACCTGAAGAAGTGTTTGATTTTAAAGTTGAGCGCGAAACAGGTGTTGTAAAAGCACTTACCAAAGCTGGCCAACGTGTGGAAGGTGTACTTGCTGCTGCCGACCTTGCCGAAGCTTTACTGGTTAGTGATGGCGCTAGCGATATTGGTAAAAACTTGCTGGAGCAAGAAGCCGCTGCCGCTGATAAAGCCAAAGAATTACTTGCTAATGCAGAATTGGACGCTGCAAACAAAGCAAAAGACGCAGAGCAACAGGCGGCGGATATTATTGCTAAAGCCCACGCTGACGCTAAAGCGCTGCTTGATAAAGCTGAAAAGGATGCCAAAGCTGTTGCAGATAAAGCGCCCGCTAAACCTGCTGCAGATAAAGCGGCTAAGTAAGGGGCTAAGTTATGTTGACCTTATTACCTGCTGGCATTGGCTTTTTAGGCAACCGTGCGTTTGTTGAGGCTAAAGCATCTGACTACCGTGATGTGATGGACTTAGTGCGCCGTGAGCTTATAAAAGTGATCGTCCCTAATAGTTCGCACCGTGATAGTTGGGTAGATATTACCGCTTTTTACCCTGAACAAGTGGTGGTTAATAAAGATGGCCGTTACTGGGCATACGCTTACACAGTGAACGAAGCTAACCAGGTTACGTTTGATGCACCGGTTGAAGTGGTTAAAGAGTTTAAACCAGCGGGTGTTGTAAAGCTGACCGAAGCCTGGTTTGACGAAAGCCGTTTTATTGAAGCCAGTAACATTAAGCCAAGTAAGTTTTTAGTAACGCTTATTGAAGTTGGCAAAAGCTTAAATGGTGTGAACTACCCAGCCCACGTTCTACGTGAAGCAGCCCATTTGTTTAACGGTGCCAAGTGTATGGTTAAGTCTGATGACGACCATATTAAAGGCGGCGCTCAACACTTTAACAACTTGATTGGCCAGTTTGCTAATGCTCAGTTTGTTGAAGGAATTGGCGCAGGTAAGCAAGGTGCTCTGCAAGCTGATTTAACCGTGCTAGAAAGCTCAGGTTATGCAACTAAATTGCGCGAAGCCGTTGATAACAACATGCAAGAGCTGTTTGGTTTAAGTATTGATGTAGACGGTAAAGCCACTGGCAAAGGGGCTAACCGCACGGCTAAGCAATTCCTCAAAGTTAATTCCGTCGATTTGATCATGGTACCTGGTGCAGGTGGTCGGATCGTGTCATTTAAAGAAGCTCATAATCAAGGCAATGTCATGAATGAACAATTGTTGCGCCTAATCGAAGCGCTTAAAAAATCGAACCCCGCGTTAGCTGCATCTGTGACAGCTGACGATGATGAAACCGCCATTGTGCAATTAACCGAAGCGCTGGCAAAACATGGTGCGCCAGAGCCTAGTAACGGTGAAGGCTTAACCCTTGCTGATGTGAATAAAGTAATTGTTGCAAGCCAACGTTTAGTTGAAGCAAAGCAAAGCGCGGTGGCGTTAATTAACCAGTCGACTTTGCCAGACGCCGCCAAAACACGCTTAACCGAAAGCGTGCAAAGCAAAGACGACGTAACCACTGAAATGGTGAAAGGCTTAATTGATGCTGAAACCAGTTATTTAAAACAGTTTACTGAGTCGGGCAAAGTGAACATGCCCCACGGCGTGCAGTACTCCGATAACCCAAGTGGCATTGAAATGCTCACGGCATTATTTGACCCTGCTAACAAAGACGTTGTGAGCCTTAAAGAAGCTTACATTGACCTAACCGGTGACAAGCACTGCACAGGTAAGTTACGTGATTGTAGCCGCACCCGTATGGTCGAAGCGCTTGATAGCGATAGCCTGCCAAATGTGCTGGCTGATGTAATTAACCGCCGTGTGGTTGATGTATATGGCAGCCTTGAGAAGTACCAGCTATGGCGCAAAGTGTTCCGCATTGGCACTGCAACTGATTTTAAAGATCAGAATGTCACTGAGTGGGGTGGCTATGGCGACTTACAAGAAGTACTTGAAAGCGGTGCTTACCCAGAGCTTGCAAAACCTACCGATAGCAACGCGAAATACCGTGTGAGCAAAAAAGGCGGTATTGCAACCATCACTATGGAAATGATTAAAAATGATGACCGCAACATCATTACGCAAATTCCTAACAAGCTGGCCCGTGCTGCTGCACGAACGCTTAGTAAGTTTGCATGGGACTTTTACATTAACAACCGCAATGCACCGGATGCTAAAGCGCTGTTTCATGCTGACCACAACAACCTGTTTAGTGGTGCGCTTGACCAAACTGAGCTTATGGCCCACTGGCGCGCGATTATGAATCAGCAAGAGCTTGATACCGGTGAGATGCTAGAAATTGAGCCAGCATTTTTACTGTGCTCGCTGGGTAATGTGGATGCTGCATTTGACTTGTTCCAACGCCTGCAAAACAACGACAAAGGTTTTGCTCAGCAACTAAACCTCGAAATTCTGCGGGTTCCTGGTGCGACTGATCCGAATGATTGGGGCTTAATGACCGACCCAGGCGAGCTTGCTAACTTTGAGATGGGCTTTTTAGATGGCATGGAAAACCCTGAAATCTTTACGCAAGACATGCAGAACGTGGGCTCGGTGTTTACGAACGACCAAACCACAATGAAGATCCGCCACATTTATGGTGGCCAATGTACTGACTACCGTGGTGCGACTAAAGCGATAGTTATTTAATTTCCTTGGTGAACTGGTGATGGGATGACACGTTGCGCACGGATGCGCTTTATAAGGGTTTTTATTATGTATGCAACACGATTGCCAAGTTATGTAAAAGACGAGCAAGGCATTTTAAGCGCTGAAGAAATCAATAATGCGTATGCCGATATGCTTGCTAAGTACCAAAAAGACACGGGCAATTTAGATATTGCAATTGAACATGTTGATGCCTGTTTAAAACTGGCCGCAGCAAGTTGTATTGATATGTTAGCGACCTATTTTGCTAACAATGATAACAGCACAATTTCCAGCGATAGCGTTGACCACGGCAGCAAAGCCGATAGTTACCGACGCATTGCGAACGGCTACCGCAGCCAGTACAACGCGGTAGTGATCAATGACAATAAAAGCTCTGCGTATGGTAAGCCAGTTGCGTTACCTAAGCGCCAACGGTTGCGCTAATGACAGTACGAATTACCGCCCAGGGCTTTGATGCGTTAACTGAGCTTTGGCAACACTCCCCCGCGATTGTACAAAATGAGTTGTCGAGCGCGATGAATGAAGCCGTGGCGTATGCGCAGCACCAAATTGTAAGCCGTACACCTACGGGAGCCGGTGAAGGTGGCCACTTAGCGGCAAGTATTAACAGTGAGGTGATAATTAACCCGAGTGTGCAAATTGGCTATGTGGGTACCAGTAAACTTTACGCTGAAGCGGTAGAGCTTGGCACTAAACCACACATGCCACCCATTGAGCCGTTAGTGACCTGGGTAGAAGCCGTACTGAACCTAGAAGGCTTAGAAGCTGAAAAAGTAGCCACGTTAATAGCACTAAAAATTAAGTCTCGCGGTACTGAGGGGCAATTTATGTTTAAAGAAGGCCTAGAGGCCAGTGAACCTTATATTCAAGAGCGTTTTAACCAAGCAATGAAAACGCTGCTGAATACATTGGGAGGCGGTAATGCTTGAACAGCTTAGAGCGGCCATTGTAGCGGTGTTAAACGGTGCCAACATTGGCACGTTTTACCCTAAAGAACGTTTTAGTAAAAACATGAACACGCTAAAAGAGATGTATGGCCAAGGTGAGGGCATTGCCGGCGGTTATATACGGTTAAAGCGCCGCAAGCGCCAAAACCCGTACGCCACCCGAACCACTAAAACCTATACGTTTGATGTGGTGTTTTTACAAAGCTTTGTTGACGACGACAGCAGCCAAGTGGCCTTTGAAGATGCCATTGACGCATTAGATGACGCCTTTGCTGTTGATCCGCTGTTGAGTGATTTGGTTGACGATTTAGACGATGGCGATGACACCGGCCTTATTTTAGATGACCAAACACCGGTGATGTTTTGTGGCGTGTTATGCCACCAGGCGCGAATGCATTTAACCGTGAACGTGAGTAGTTAGGAGAACATGATGAATAAAACACCCAGCCACGGCGGCAGCTATACCAAAGATGCTGACGGTAAATTAACACTGGTTGCGCGTACACAGCCGGTTGCCACGGTTAAAAAACCAGTTACTAAACCCGTAAAAGCAAAGGGGAAAGACAATGATTAAGTGGAGCCAAACCAGCCTTTTAGCCGCAATAGAAGCGACCTATGGCACGTTGCCAGCGTTGCTAAATGCGATGCTAACTAAAGATATTGAAGTACGCCCGCTGGAAGGCGAAGAGGTTGAACGTGGTTTAAATACGCCGTATTTGGGCGCTGAAGAAACCATGTTTACCAACGAATATGCGGGAATAAGTTTTAAGGTTGAGCTTGTTGGTTCGGGCACGTTGGGCTTAGCGCCAGCGTGGGGGCCACTTATGCGCGCCTGTGGTATGGCTGAGGTAATTGTGGCTGATACCAGTGTTGAGTACACGCCTGTGTCTGACTCAGTTGAATCTGTGGCTATGCATTTTCAGCTTGGCCGTAACAAACACACGCTGTTAGGTGCGCAAGGCAGCTATACCATTGAGCTTGAAAAAGGTATTCCTTATTTGTCGTTCGACTTTAAAGGGCTTTATGTGCCACCTAGTGATAACGCATTGCCGGCCGCTGACTTTAGCGCATGGCCTAAGCCTATACCGCTCGGCGCTGGGCGTACTACTGACTTTTTACTGCATGGCTTTGAGGTTGTGCCATCAAAACTGAGTATTGATAGCGGTAACGAAGTGGAGTTTGACCCAACGCTTACCACTGCAAAAATTGAATTTTTAGACCGTGCAATGTCTGGCTCGGTCAATATTGCTGCGCCTAACATTGCTGATATCGACTTTTTTAGCCGTGCTCTTAACTCGCAAACGGGCAATTTACAAATTAAGCACGGCCCTGCAGGTGGCCACCGCGTGACTATTAGCTGCCCTAAAGTGCAAGTAAAACAACCTAAATATGTTGAGCGCACTAAAAAAGCCGAGATTGAAATGGCTTTGGCTATTTTACCAAGCGCCGGCAATGACGAATTTAGCTTGCTACTTGATTAACTTTTTTAAACCAATTTAAACACCAGGAGAAAACAATGGCTTTTTCAATCGTAACTATGCAGAACCTAGAAGTTAAGCAGCCGGTTAAATTTACTTTTGACGGTGATACTCATGAGTTTACAGGCAAGTTTAAGCTGCTTGATGACAACAGTAATGAGCAGCTTGCCAATGGCGGCGACCATGATTTTATTAAAAAGATTTTGGTGGGCTGGGGTGATGACTTTGTAGGCGAAGACGATAAGCCATTGCCATTTAATGCAGAGAACTTGGCTGCGTGTTTAAAAATAAGTTGGTGGCGCACCGCTGTGATTGACGCTTATTTTGTAGCGGTTGCCACGGCCGGAAGAAAAAACTACTAGAGGCTGCACGCTATTGGGTAGCCGATGAACACCCAGACACAACCCATTTAATAGATGTATTAACTCAGCAAAACGCACCAAAGCATGTAATTGACCAAGTTAAAGTGCTCGACCTAGACAAAGAATTTAATGTGTTTAGGTGTAATGCGCTGGCCCTTACTGCATTTTTAACGGTGTCAACACAATGGCAAGGAGACGGAAACGGCATTAGTTACAGCAATGCCGCCGTGGCATGGAAGCTGGCTGGGTTAGAGATTACGCCTGATACGTTTGCAAAGTTTCAGGTATTAGAAGTTGAAGCTATAAACGCAGCACGAGAGCAACATGAGCCGATATAATTTGAGTTTAAAAGTACTGTACGATGGCCGAGCAATCAGCCAAGGTACGCGTACTAATGCAAACGATATACGCTCTTTACAGCAGCAAGCGCAGCAGCAAGTTGCGCAAAATCGTGCGTTAGCCACCAGTAATAACAGCGTAGCGCAAAGCTATAGCGGTTTAGCGACTGCTGTTGGTGGCTTTATGGCGCTTAATTTTGCCAAGCAACAAGTGCAAAACATTGGCCAAATTCAATTACTCAATGCCCGTTTACAAGGGCTTACCTCATCAAGCCAAGAATATGCCCAAGTGCAACGTTACTTGATAGCAACAAGTAATGAGCACAATAAAGTGTATTCGAGCATGGCAGATAGCTATGCCCGTATCCTTACTTTACAAAAAGCCAATAAATTATCAGCAGAAGAAGGCCGTAAAGTACTTGAGGGCACCTCTAATGTTGCATCAAAAATCGGTGCATCAAATACACAGCTTGAACAAACCATGTACGGCTTTGCTCAGGCGATGGATTCATCAATTGTTAGAGCTGAAGAATTTAACCAGGTAGTTGATCCATTGCCTGGCTTAATTACTGAGTTGGATAAAGCAGCTGGTTTGGTATCTGGTGGTTTTAGGCAAATGGTGTTGAGTGGAAAAGTAACCAATACTTTTTTTAAAGACACCTTTATTAAAGCCCTGCAAGAATATGAAGGCGCAGCCAAAAGCATTGCTACTACAATACCTGCTGCACTTAACCGCACAGAAACCGCCTATGAGCAATTAATTAACCGTATTGAACAACCAGTGAGCTTTGCACTTGTGCCGGCGATTGATGCGGTAACGGGTGTATTAAATGAACTGACTACTAATCAAGAATTGGTTGAGGATATTACCACTGCCGCCACAGCCCTTGCCATTGTATTGGGTGGGCGTTTAGCAACGAGCCTTACTGTTAGCGCTGCAGGCTTTGCCAAAAGCACTATTGCCAAAGCACGGCTAGCCCAAGAAACCGTTAAGTTGACTGCAGCAGAGCTTGCAGCGGCACAGGCTAATTTACGCAGTGTGCAAACAACCGTTAATTTAACGGGTGCGAGTAACATTTTAGCACCCGCTAAAGCGCGGTTAACTGCGGCTACTGTTGCTCATACTGCGGCTGTTCGTGGTTCTAATGTTGCGATGCGTGCGCTCGGTGGCACCATGAGTTTGCTCGGTGGGCCAGCTGGTTTGATCATGCTTGCAGCGTGGGGTATTTATGAATTTGCGAGCAGCTCTGATGATGCCACTGAATCAGTTAACAAGCTAAAAGAAGCCAGCAAGGATTTAAACCCGTATGCAAACCTAACGGGCAAACAAGCACAGGGCTTATTGTTATTAGCGCAAGGGCGTTTACAAGGGGCCATTCAATTAGCTGATGAAGCTCGCCAGCGTTTTAATAATCCGTTTTTAAAAGGCAAGTTTGACGATGTGCAAGCAGCAGAACAGCGCGTTACTGATTTAAAAAATGAAATTGTTGCGCTGCAATCTGTAGTGGGCAAGCCTGCAGGCAAAGCGCCTGAGAAAGGCCAAGACCCAAAAGAATTAGCTAACTTTCAAAAAGCCAATGCGAATTATCAGCAACGCCTGGCATTGTTAGGTAAAAACACTGAGCTTGAAAAAGTTAACTATGAAATTGCCAGCGGCAAATACGCCAAGCTGCTTCCTGCTCAGCAGCAGGAATTACAGAATATTGCTAAGTTAATCGACCAAAAAAACAAGCAGGCAGAATCTGAAAAAGACTTTAGTCAGCTTGAAACTGATTTACTGACTGAAGAAGGGCGTATTCGTCGTTCATACACGCGCCGTATTGACATTGCTCGCACCGCGCTTGATGAGCAAGGCAAAGACAGCACCCGTTATGCTGAAATTGAGCTACAACTACGCCAACAACGTGATGCCGCACTTGATAAGTTAGCAACCGATAAAGCGGCACGCGATGCACAACGCCAAAATGAATTACGCCAACTTGAAGACCAAACCCGCCGCGACCGCTACGAAACCGAAATAGCTGAGTTACAGGGCTTTCATAGTCGTTTGGAAGCCGAAGAAGCCGCACACGAAGACCGTAAACGCCAAGTGCAACTTAGATACGCTGGCAACTATGGCCAAGTAGTACAGCAATTTGTTGATTTAGACCGTGCTAGCGGTAATGACCGCGTGGCGATTGGTTTAGATATTGGTGAGAACTTAGCGGGTCAGTACGCCACTCACAGTAAAAAAGCCTTTAAAGTGCAGCAAACACTGAGCATTGCTAAAGCATTAATGAGTACCTATACCGCAGCAGCTGCAGCACTTGAATTGGGCCCTATTGCTGGGCCAATTGCTGCAGGTGTAATAACTGGTTTGGGTATCGCTCAAGTGAAGTCTATTAAAGACCAAAAGCCACCAGGCTTCCAATATGGAGGTTACACCAATAGCAATAAACTCATTGAAATTGGTGAACGCAATACCCCTGAGCTGCTTGAGCTGGGCGGTAAAAACTATATTGCGGGCGGTAATGGTGGTCGTGTGTTTAACCCAAGCCAATTACCCACTGCTAAACAAGCACCAGGCACAGGCGGCAATACGGTTGTAAATGTCACTGTGCAACTAATAGAAGATGCCAGCCGCAGTGGCCAAGTAGAGCAAGAACGCACCAACGACAGCGAATTTGTTATTAAAGCCTTTGTGGCCGATATACGCCAAGGCGGCGATGCGGCAGGGGTGCTTAGCACAACATTTGGCTTACAGCGTACAGGAACTTAATGATGGTTAATTACCCGTTGTCGCTGCCTTTACCGCGCTTAAAAGAAGTGTCTTACAAGCGACAGTCAAACATATTACGAACAGAAATGAGCAGCGGCCGTGCCCGCCAGCGCCGCCGATTTTTAAGCGTACCGACATTTATGGAAGCCACATGGCGCTTTAAAAAAGACGAAGCCGTAGCATTTGAAGGCTTTGTTGACCACGGCGTACAGCTTACAGGCTGGTTTTTGATGGATATTTTAACGCCCAAAGGTGTTGTTAAACACCAAGTGCGGTTTGTTAAAGACCCACTAGAGAATTTTAAACCAATCAGCGCATTGGTATGGCAATACCAAGCACAGGTTGAGGTTAAAGAATATAAAGCAGCGAGTGAGGAAGAGATGGTTGCCCAGCTATTGGCACCGCTCACTTACGAGCAGTACTGTGACTCAATTCAAGAGTCGATTAATAATTATTTGGAGTAGAAACATGAGCGACTTTCTTGAATTAACAGACCAATTAAGAGCATCGGTTGAGCAACTCAACCAAGTACTGCAAGGGGATGAGAATGCCACTGTAGAGATTAACGGTGTTCAAAAGCCAAGCGTTGAGAAAAAAACAAAAGATACTGTTAATGCTCAAGTACAGCTTGTTCTTGACGCCGCTGCAGAGATAGACGGCGTAAAATATGGCAGCACTGCAGCGGGCTTGTCGGCAACATCATCAGGTCAGTTTTTCAGTGTTGTTAGTCCAGACGATGACAAATACTTAGATTTATATAAAAATGAAGCTGGTGTTGCTGTGTTAAAAAAATCTTACCCATCAGTTTATGCAATCAGTGCGCAGATGACTAAAGAGATAACAGGACAGTTAATAAATGGTTCGTTAATAAGCGCGCTTAATGGGCAGCAGCAAACGAACGAAAACTATAAAAGAACAGATTTTATCAAGACAAACCCTTTATCAACTTTTTTCTTTGAGGGTTACAATGCACTTGATACAGGGTTGGCGTTTTACGATGAAAACTATACTTTTTTATCTGGCATTAGCTCAGCTAAGAACGGATTATATATAGTGCCGGAGAACGCATTTTACTTAAGAGCATCAACAGACGTAAGGGTATCGACAGATTTAAAAATTAAAATAACACCTACAAACATTAGAAACTTAGAGTTGGAAGGGGAAAGTGTGGAGCTTTCACTAAAAAGTTTGGTTTTAAACGAAATCGATGTTTTTTTAAGCCACCCTTTATTTAATGGTTTTATTAAAGTATCTGATGGAGGAATTACACCGTCTGATGCTTATAGGGTTACACCGTTTATAAGAGTTAAAAATAATACATTAATTGATTACACAGGGAAAACGGATGGAACCGTTGCTGGTGTAGCTGTTTATGATGGAAATAAGGACTTAATAGCAACTTACGTGAGTACTGGTTCAGATGTCGCTAATTTACAAATAACAGTAAATCAATCTGACGCTGCGTACATAAGAGTTTGCTCATCTGTAAATGCAGTTAATGGCTATAAAGCATCCGTTAACTCAATAAATATTGATAGTCATACTGATAAAATAAATGAAATTACTAACACTATTGACTTAGTTAACATAGACATGGCGAAGTTACCGCTGATAGACGGCTATATAAGAGAATCTGACGGTGTTTATGTAAGTGCAACAAACTACAAATCAACACCGTTAATAGCAGTAACAAATCATACAGAACTAATTTATACCGGATTAGCGATATCACCAACGTCAGGTGTTACATTGTACGATAAAGACTTAAACGTTTTGTCTACACAAACATTTACTAATGTTGTTGACGAGAGGATAGAAATAAACAGCCCGAACGTTGCGTACGTTAGAGCCTGCTGCGCCTTAACATCTACAAACGAGTTTTCATTTAAGACGTCAAAATACAATACAAAGGGTGGTTTGACTAATATTGTAGATGAAGGTAAGACAACTGGAGCGTATTTGCACAGCGATGGTACTGTAGAAGTTGGTCCTCAGTACAGCCTGATTGACTTTATACCACTGCCTAAAGTACCTACTGCGGTTAAATACACAGGGAGAATAGTGAATCCTGTGGTGGGTATTGCTATTTATGATGAGGATTTTAATCTTTTAGAAAACCACATAACTGTCAGCGGAAATTATGCTGACCACACTGTTAGTATTTCAAATGCAGGCGCTAAATATATTCGCGCGTGTAGTTCTGTTAATTCCCCAGACCCGTTCAAAGTCGAGTTGTATGTAAATGACGATGAGAGTCTTGAGCTTTTCAGTAAAGACATTGTTGTGAGACCAGTTAGCGCAACCTCATTCTACGTTTTACAGAGGGTGGGTGGTGAATATATAGAGCATGTCTTTCAGTATGTAGACCGTCCTGAGTACACCGAAAGTGGGTGGTATTCCTCATGGGTTAGACATGCAGGTGTTGATGTTGCACAAGGTAATTTTAATTTTATTCACATGGTCAGCAGGGCAGGTGAATCAGGAAAGTATGTGGGCATTGCACATGGCTGTGAAGTTTTTAAATGGGTACATTTCTTTGTTGACGGAAAGCCTTTTGACCCCAACACAGATAAAAGAGTCATAGAGGGGGACAGGTTTCACTTTGAATTTATGGCTGATATATACGCGGCTGACGCTAGTTTAGGAGGTGGTGAATTTACTTATGCTAAAGAGCCATTGGAATTGTCATCTATACATTATATGAGATGTGAAATAACAAAGTATGGTGTTAGAAGATACAATAAACTAATTGTGAAGCGAGATAACACTGTATTCAATCAACTCATGGGAGCGATGCAACAAACTAATCAGCCACCTATGAACGGGATACTAATTTATAACGCAGATGAACCTTTTAGAGTTCATTTTCCTACATCAAATGATGTAGCTGAACCATACACGGAAACTGACCGAATTGCAGCCAGTGCCAATGCTGGTATTGATATGGTAAAGGCCACTGGTTCATACAATGGGTTCGATTACACTGTAGAAACAAAAATGTGGAATGCAGACAATTCAAAAAGGAAGGATGTAGGTCTTAGAAGCTGGACAGAAAGAATTAGCTCTAACAAAATGTATTTTATCCCTGAAATTGTCGAATATACAGAGGGTGTGATAGGTAGACCAGCTACCATATTTAATACTGATGACATCATAGAGTGTCATAGCGAAACAAAATACGGCGTAAGTAAAATATAGCCATTAAAGAGGTATTATGTCCCAAGTACTCCAACGCACCTACGCCAGCGCCCCAACAAACGATTTGCCAATCCACACATTGGAACTCCAAGCCGATTCGTTTGGGGTTATCAGACTATGCAATGGGTTTGATAATGTTAATGCTGGCATTGAGAGTGGCGAGATTGTACTTTTTGAAGCGTGCGGGATGGGGGTTTCACTCCCATCCCGCGCTGTAAAAGGCCGCCAAGATTTACAGTTCCAGCTTGATAACGTATCGGGCGAAGCACTGGAAAAAGTTGATGCAGCTAAAGATGCTGGCGATAAAATTAAAGTTATTTACCGCGTTTACACAGCAAGTGACTTAACAGAACCTGCCGAGCCACCTGTAGAAATGACGGCAGTGAGTGTTCAAGCCACTGCAATGCGGGTGAATGTAGTTGCATCATTTAATGACTTGGTTAACAGAGCATGGCCAAGAGATCGCTATACACCAGATGTCGCACCTGGTTTAAAGTACTTTAGTTAATCCTATGAAACATATTAATGATTACCTGAGTGTACCGTATGTCGATGGTGGTCGAGATATGACTGGGCTTGATTGTTGGGGCCAGCCACGTTTTGTGCTTCACAACGTATACGGAAAGCCTTTATTTAAGTCGTTTGGCCATGTTAGTCCTGATGATAAAAAAAACCTCACTAACTCATATAGACAAATAGTTGATCAATTTAAACCTTGCTCAGCTAAAGAGCAGGCTATTGCGTGTGGTTTTAGAGGGGGAAACTTAATACACATGGGGTTATGTGTATTTATTGATGGCCAACTACAAATACTGCATACATCACGCAAAAAAGGGCCATCTATTATAAAAGTATCTGATTTCTACAAGCTATTTTTTGAGGTTAAATTCTATGAGTACACAGGTTGAAATTAAGGTTTACCCAAACAAGCTTGATGATAGTTTGTATGAGCCATGCACTGGTCTAGTTGGTCAAACAGTAAACTCATGGTTAAAGGCAAACGTGCCAGCATATGCAGAGCTAGAGCAGCCTCTATTTAGTGTAAATATAAATAGCAGACATGTACTTCCTAGTGAATGGGATACGTGCACGTTCAAGCACAATGACGACATAAAATTTGTTGTTGAATCGAAAGACCCAGCAACAATTGCGTATGCGGTTATTGCTGTTATTGCCATCGGTGTTGCCATCTATGCGACTAACCAAATACCTGATAATTATAATTCGACAGTGCCTGATGGCAGCAGTATTTATGATGTTAATACACAAGGTAATAAACCAAAACTGATGGGGGTGATACCTGAAAATGCTGGCCGTCATAAAGTGTTCCCTGACTATTTAACAATGCCACGAAAAGAATACATTAATAATGAGCAGTGGCTCTATTTAATGTTGTGTGTTGGTAAAGGTAGCTATGAAATATTACCTGAAGATATTTTGATCGCTAATACACCCATCAATCGTTATGTTGGTGATGTTGATTGCCAAGTGTTTGGCCCTGGTGAAGATGTTACTGTTCATGAAGCATATAGAAATGTTTATACATCAAGCGAAGTTGGTGCAACGTCTGGCAGCACAGGTATTGAGCTTAAGGGGAGAGTAACCAGCACTGGTGGCAATAATGGTTCGTATGTATATTCTTTCCAAGGCGACAAAATTGTTGCATACAAAGTTGAGTATGAGCCAGAAATTGGCACGATTAAATATAAAGCACCGATACCATTCCAACTTGGTGAGATTATAACTATACAGTACTCACTGGACGGACAAAATGATGGCTATTTCGAGATACTAGAGTTAAATGTAAATGGCAATCAGGTCAACAAGGTTGATGGGCAGTTTCAAGATGATCCTCAGTGGACAAGTTTTTTCACTGAAAATGAATCAAATGCAACAATTTTTGTTGAATCAGGCGGTGGTGATGGTCAGTTTAATGGCCCCTTTTTTGCCTGTCCAGATGGTGAAGTGACGGATAAAATTTGGCTCGATTTTTTGTTTCCACAGGGCCTTGGTGAGCTGGACGACGATGGTAATTTTCTAAGCTGTTCTGTGACTATTCGAATTGAGTACAGAAATGCTGGTGAAGAGAACTGGACCGCTGTTGATGACAAAGTTTTCACTGACTCAACAAATGATCAATTAGGTTTTACTTTTCCAATTGAGCTGCCTCAAAAAATTAGACCTGAATTACGAGTTAAGCGGGTAACAGCAGCCAACGATGATACCCGTATATATGATGATATTTACTGGACGTCTTTAAAAACTGAGCTTGGTAGTGCAACTAGCTATGAAGGTATGACAACAATTGCAGTTAAAATTCGTGGTACCAATGCACTAGCTGGTTCTGCTGAAAACAAGTTTAATGTCATCGCGACCCGAATTTTACCAGTCTATGAAAATGGGGCTTGGAGCGCACCACGGCCTACTACCGACATTGCTCCATTCTTTACTCACGTTATTAAAAGCTCAGGCCACAGTGATAGCAAAATTGGTTTAGATGAAATCAATACATTACACCCTGTTTGGCATAATCGCGGTGATGAATTTAACGCTGTATTTGATAGTGGTAGCACTATGTTTGAAGTATTAAAGCGTGTACTGGCGGTTGGTTTTGCAGAGCCAACAATCGACTATGGCCGAATTATTCCGGTGCGTGATCAACAGCGCACTATATTCCAGCATATGTACCAGCCAGATAACTATATCGGATTTTTAGAGCGCACAATTACGCTGATAGATGACGATGAACATGACGGTGTTGAAGTTGAGTACTTCTCACCAATTACATGGAAGTCAGAAACAATCTTGTGTTTACTCCCTGGTGACTTAGGTGTTAACCCTGAGAAGGTAAGAGCGTTTGGTATTACTAGTAGGGATAAAGCATATCAATTTGGCATGCGTAAGCGCCGAGCTCGCCGCTATCGCCGTACAAGCTTTAGCTTTAAAACAGAGATGGACGCATTAAATTCGCGTTATTTAGATTACAGCGCATTAGCTGATGACATACCAGGATATGAACAGACAGGACGGGTTGAATATATAGTAGGGCGCTCGGTTTATGTTGACGCTATATTAAAGTGGCAAAGCGGACAATCACACATCTTAGCACTAAGGAAGCCTGACGGTACTTTATCTGGCCCTTACACTGCGACTATCGGTTCATCAAGCAATGAAGTTATAATTGATAGTGACATAGACTTTGCACCAGTGTTTGATGGTTCAATGGAACCACCATTATATATGTTCGGGATTACAAACAAGTGGTGTAATGCTGTACTGATAAGAGATATCAAACCATCATCAGTTGATAAAGTTAATGTCACAGCAGAACTGTACGATGATAGAGTTTATCTTGACGATAATAGTTTAGCGCCTACTTAACATAATAAGGAAATAGAATGGACGATAAAAATTTGATGATACGTGTATTAGAGTGGGCGACTAAGCAAGAACAGTTCACCTTTCAAGAGTTATGTGCAGCGTTAGACTTAAGTGAAGTTGAGCGGCATCAATTGAAGTTATTAATTCATCATAAGTCTTTGCTATTTCATAACCACGGTACCTTTTATAGCTCAGTAGATAATGCAGATATAAAGATTTTCGCAAGTGCTGAGGATCACTTTAGATATTTAGAATATGTTGAGCTTAAAGAGGCAAGGAAATCATCTAAGGATGCAAATACGAAAGCTTTGGTTGCAATAAGTATCGCAGTTGTATCAACTTTAACCTCTATTGTGATGAGCATTGCTGCAATGAAATCAGATATAAACGTGCCAGATAAAATGTACGATATATTGGATAAATCACATACAAGCATTTTGAGAGAACTGAAAGAGGTAAGAAAAGAACAATCAGCATTAACGTCAAAGCTTGAGTCAAATAACTTATGTTTGATTAACTCAGATCCAACCTATAAATGA